CGGAGAGCCTTGAGCATACCGTCCTTATAGGCATCGGAAGCACGGCCGGTCTTGGACTTCTGGTCATTCACGGAAGTGCCGTTCATGGGCTTTTCGGTGATGGGAGTGGAAGTGGGCTTGGAAAGCTGTGCGTCCATAGCAGACATTGCTTCCATACGCTCGATTTCAGCACCGTAGTCCTGAACCTTCTTTTCCATCTGGGCATAGGTCTTGGCATCCTCTTCGGAAAGCAGACCGTCCTTGTCGCGCTTGGTCTCTACAAAAGCCTTTGCAGCTTCCCAAGCCTGGTTACGCTTTGCGCGCAGTTCGTTGATAGTCATAATAAATTACCTCCAGTTTTTAATGAGATTGAGCCGATCCAAAAGGTCATCGGCTCTGTGTTGGTGGGTGGGTTTGGGTTCAATCGCGCACTTGGCGGCGATTTTATCCATGAGGGAATTGACCACATTGGCCTTGGAATACAGCATGGAGACTGTAGGTGCTTCCACATCCTCGGTATCGCCGGAACGCTTGATGACTTCATCAGCAAAGCCGAGTTCCACGGCCTTGTTTGCGTCCATCCAGGTTTCGGCATCCATGAGGTGGGACAGCTTTGCGCGGGACAGCCCAGTCTTGATCTCGTAGGCATTGATGATGGAATCCTTTACGCTGCCGAGCATTTCGATGGCTTTCTGCATTTCCGCAGTATCACCGAAAGCAATGGTCATGGGGTTGTGAATCATCATCATGGATACTGGGGACATCAGAACCTTGGTGCCTGCCATTGCGATAACGGATGCTGCGGAGGCAGCGATGCCGTCAATCTTGACCGTGACGTTGCCCTTGTAATCCATCAGCATATTGTAGATTTGGGCTGCCGCCACGCAGTCACCGCCGGGGCTGTTGATCCAGACGGTGATGTCGCCGAAGCCTGCCATCAACTCGTCCTTGAAAAGCTGTGGGGTGACATCATCGTCAAACCAACTTTCCTCGGCGATGGTGCCGTTGAGAAACAGAGTCCTCTCCGCCGGAGCCGTCTCCGTCTGTGCCTGGTTCTTCCACTTCCAGAACTTCTTCATCGGGATTTTCCTCCTTTCCGTCATCAGTAGGTGTATTTGCAAAAGCCCCGGCATTTTTCAGCGGGAGCATATTGCCGTTAATGAGGTACAGGTCGCCGCCTTCTTCCGCAGGGATGCGGTCGAGGTTTTCCAGTTCACGGATGTCGTTTGCGGACATCCAACCGTTCTGGCGACCGATGGCGTAGCCGTTCATGCGGCTCTGGTAATCGCCTCGGAGCAGACCTTCCAGATTGAACTTCACGAAATACTCTGCCTTTTCGCCTTGGGACAGAAGTGCCCTCTGAATGGACTGCTCCCAACGGATGACCCAGGGGTCAAGGGTGTATTTCACAAACTCAAGGGACTGCTGCTCAATATTAGAAAAGCTCGACTTTTCCAGGTCACCGACCATGTGGGGCGGGACACGGAAAATTCGAGCGATTTCATTGATTTGGAATTTGCGGGTCTCAAGGAACTGTGCCTGCTCCGGCGAGATGCCGATAGGCGTGTATTTCATGCCTTCCTCAAGAACAGCGATCTTATTTGCGTTTCCGCTGCCGCCGAAGGTGGACTGCCAACTTTCACGCACACGCTGCGGATCTTTGATGGTGCCGGGGTGTTCCAACACGCCGCCGGGAGCCGCACCATTTGCAAAGAACTTGGCTCCGTACTCCTCGCAGGCAATCGCCATGCCAATGGCGTTCTTTGCCATAGCAATGGGGCTGTAGCCAACCAGACCGTCAAAGCCCAAGCCTGGGATATGCAGCACATCCGAAGGCTGAAGCGTTACCGCAAAATCCTTATTTTTAATGGCTTCATCCGAGCCACGATAATAGGTGTAGTACAGACGGCCGTTTTCATCTCTGTCCACGGACATCTTGTTGGGCATCAGCGGGTATAGTGCGATGACCTCACCCTTGCCGTTGCGGATGACCTGTGCATAGGCATTGCCCCACAGAAGCAGATGGGTCATGAGTGTTTCTCGGAACACGAAAGAACTCATTTCCGGGTTCGGCTCATCATGGAGCAGTCGGTACAGCGGATGGTCGAGGGCTTTTTCCTTGCCACCGCCATCAGTGTATTTATAAAGGTGCAGCGGAAGCCCCGCCACAGCTTCTGCCAGAATACGGACACAGGAGTACACGGCAGTCATCTGCATGGCAGACCGCTCTGTTACGGTTTTGCCTGCGGTAGTCCCGCCCATGTAAAAGGCATAGGCGCTTCCGGCAGTTCGGTTTTCAGGCTTATCTCTGGATTTGAACAGACCAGAAAAGATACCCATATCACATCACTCCCTTCATATAAACAAAATGCCCCGGTCATCGTAGACCGAAGCACTGGTATCGTTGCCGCAGCGGATTGCGCGGTCGAGAGCCATAATAGTGGCAACCGCACCGTCAATCTTTTCAGTGGATTTTTCCTTGTCCGGCTTGATGTTGCCGGCGGGGTCGGTGCGGATGAAGATGTTATCCATCATCCATCGAAGAACGGGATGCCCACCGTGGGCGACCTTTTCTTCAAGCACCAGTTTCATCAGTTCTTTGGTAGGCGGGGACATATCTTTGAAGCCCTGTCCGAAAGGAACGACCGTGAAGCCCATACCCTCAAGGTTCTGCACCATCTGCACAGCACCCCAACGGTCAAAGGCAATTTCACGGATGTTGTAGCGTTCACCCAGGCGCTCGATGAATTTTTCGATGTAACCATAGTGAACCACATTGCCCTCGGTAGTCTGCAGGAAGCCCTGCCGCTCCCAAACATCATAAGGCACATGGTCGCGCCGGACACGCAGGTCGAGGTTGTCTTCGGGTATCCAGAAATACGGCAAGATAATGT